GACAAAGAAATTGATGACAAGGTTGTGAAAGCAGCAGTTCGTGCTGGCCGTCGTGGTACTCAGGCTGAATACAAGCGCAGCAAAGAGCGCCTGAACAAGTTAGAAGATGAAATAATTCCACAACTGGCTGCAACCGAAAAAGCGCACAGTGCAGAAATAGAAGGAATCAAGGACCACGACCGAATACAGGATGAGCTAATCAGAGATTTGCACCCACAAAAAGCAAAAGTCAGTGCTATTAAGACACCGGCACATCCGGAAAATATGTCATGGTATCAACAGGAACTGTTGCGAAGATCAACCGCGGGGGACGCAAGAAAAATGTTATCTAATCCAGACCAGGATTCCAATGCCATCCCGATTTCACGGGATATAGACCAAGATGAACAGGCAAGAGTTGCAGAATCACTTGTTTACGAGCAGCCTGAACCAGAAATCAGTGATGAAGAAAATTTCAGAGTAGCAGCACATTATGCTCGCCAGTTTGCTCCCATATTCTATTCAGAGTTTGAAATGGATCCCAACAAAAGGCGAGTGATGCGGCGTTATTCTCGTGATGATGTTATAGATGCTATAACATACAGCACTTATCACTGGCTTTTACGTATAGGCAGATATGCTGTGCGGGATGAAGAACGAGTATGGGCAACTACACTGGAAATTTTAGTTGAACAGCATCCACATATTGAACACGATGATCTAGTTTTTGACAAAAATAAAAAATTTAAAGGGCAGACACGGGTAGATTCAAAACCATATGGCGGCTATGGTGGGCAAGTTATACCTCCTAGAGTTTCTCCTAACCCAGACGATGGTGAGGGCCCAGGCGTTAAAGAATCACGCTTGCCCAAGAAATACACTCAGGCCATTGATGACATGGCAGCCCAAATACTGGGTGACCAATACACTAAATATCTAACATGAGAGCCCGCCAATTTTTACAACTGCTCACTGAAGCCGAACAGGTGGGCCGCGAATACCAGCACATAGAGGATCTGGTTTATATTTACGGCCCAGAGGGGGCAATCCGAGCACTGGAACGCTTGAGAGCACTGGACAAAAACAGTCGTGATCTGGAAGTCAAATGGGACGGTAGCCCAGCCATATACTTTGGTCGTGACGAGGCTGGTAGATTTCATTTTGGAGACAAATACCACCGCACACTAAATCAAAGCCCTGAGCAACTGATGCAGACATACACCAAGGGTGCGGACATGGCATCGGTGCCAGCAGATCGCCAGCAGTTTATCAGGAACATGGTACAACTGTGGCCCTTGTATGAGCGTGCCACTCCTGCCAACTTCCGTGGTTACCTTGAAGGTGGTCTGTTGTTCAGCAAGCTTGCGCCAGAGGGTGATAAATTACACCCAGACAAAGAGGGCAATGAATGGGTGTTTCAACCCAATACTGTTATCTACCACGTGAATGACCAGAGCAATTTGGGACAGCGAATCAATCAGGCTGTGAGTGCAGCCGCAGCCACGGGATATTTCCGGGCTCCCCCAGGCATGGGCGGTCAGCGTGAGGCTGTGGGCAGTCATGCCAATGGTTTTGGCAGTCGTGAGGTCATAATTATTCCACGTAAAACCAGTGAAGTACAGGTAAAGGTAAATGACGCTCGCCTCACACAACTGGAACGTTTCATACAACAAAGCGCCAGCAGAATAGAGCAGTTCATCACACCCAGTCCAGAGTGGACTGCAACCTATCGTTCACCCGAAGAGGCCACTCGTGCCTGGCGTGCGCTGATTTATAACTATGTGAATACTCAGGTGGATGATCCACAGGGTCTGGATCGTCTGGGGCAAAACATGGCCCAGTGGGCTGCCACGCAGGCCAGCACCAGCGTGTTAAGCAAGGGCCGTGTGCCACTGGCCGTGGCCAAAATAAAACAGGATGTGGGAGGCATGCGTGCGACCTTCCTGGCCGTGCGTGCCATCATGCACTTCAAGGATGATATCATCAACCAGGTAGAGAACAAGACACTGGGTTCAATGGGCATTCGTGCTGAAATTCCAGCTGACGGCAGCCGAGTGGCCGGTGGTGAAGGTTTTGTTGATGATCCGGCAGGCGGCACCCAACCCCTGAAGTTTGTCAAGCGTGGGGTGTTCACCCGGGCCAATCGTGCCAAGGGTCGTCCAGTAAGTGCCCGTAGTGATGAGCTGGCTGGTAAGGCCAAAGATGCTCTACAAGAGGCCGCACCCGCTGGAAAAACCGCAGTTGTGGGCTGGGGCCGTGGCATGGGACACAAAGGACACATGTTGTTGGCTCAGGCCGTGATACACCAAGCAGAGAAAATGAACGCCATTCCCATCATGATACTGAGCACAACCAGTGTGATTGATCCGGCCACGGGCGATATCTGGGCTGATAGCAAAAAGGTACGCAAGACCAAAGACGATCCACTGACTACGCAAGAAAAAATGGCCGTGTATCGTAAGACATTTCCTGACAAGGCCAAAATATTCACCACTGCGGGCAATCTGAATGACGCTCTGGCCACCTTGGCCAAGAAAGGCATCGCCAATGTGGTATTGGTAGTGGGGGAGCAGGAAAAACCTGCTTTCCAGTATTTGGTAAATCCCGGCTCAGACGGCACCATACCCTATCAGAACATGGGCCTACAGCGAATGCATGTCATGAGCAGACAAGAAACTGGTGCACCTGGCAGTGATATTGAAGGCCCACGTGCTACTCCGTTGCGACAGGTCTTGCTGGATCCCAATACCACAGAGCAAGAACAATTTGCAGCCTGGCGTGATGGCATGCCCGCCAGCCTGTCAGACCAGGAAGTGCTCCGACTCATGCGCCTGGCCAGAGACAGATTACGGCGTGCCGAACTTATAGCACCACCTGGGCCCAAACGCAAGCGGGTAAAGGAAGCTGACAATCCAGATTACTTTGGTGGCAGCAGCCAGAGTGCCATACCTGGTACACCACCAGACCTGATGCCGCATCCAGACGAGGAAGAAATTCGCGCCCATAACATAGAAATGGCGCGCATGCGCCGGTGGATGGGCCACGACAGTAACTGGTAATCCTGGTCAAAAAATACTGATATTTTGTTGCCCAACTGGGCATAACTACTATTGACACGTGTGAAAAGTAGCGTATACTCTATCATGTGTCGTGTTCTCTCCTTGAGGACTACACTTTTTACTTAGTTGATACTACACTTTGGCATTTTTAAAGGAGAAAAATTTATGTCACTAGCAGCAATCCGCGCCAAGCTTCAGGCGCAAGAAAATCGCACCACTCAAAACCAAACTTTCGCACAAGGCGACAACGCCATGTATCCGCACTGGAACATGGCTGAAGGTCAAACCGCCAGTGTGCGTTTCCTGCCTGACGGAGACACTGGCAACAGTTTCTTCTGGGTTGAGAAAGCCATGATCAAGTTGCCCTTCCAGGGCATCCGGGGTCAGGCTGGTACTGAGGGTAAGGAATACATTGTTCAGGTTCCCTGCATGGAAATGTATGGTGAAAACTGCCCAGTTCTGGCAGAAGTCCGTACCTGGTACAAGGACGAGAGCCTGAAAGAAATGGCCAACAAGTACTGGAAGAAGCGCACTTACCTGTTCCAGGGCTTTGTTCGTCAGAACCCCATCGCAGATGACAAGAATCCGGAAAATCCCATCCGTCGTTTCATCATCAGCCCACAAATTTTCAGCGTGATCAAGGCCAGCTTGATGGATCCTGAAATTGAAGAATTGCCCACCGACTATCTGCGTGGTCTGGATTTCAACATCAAAAAGACCAGCAAGGGTGGCTACAGCGACTACAGCACCAGTGGCTGGGGCCGCAAGGAAAGTGCTCTGACTGCTGTTGAGCAAGCAGCCATTGAGGCACATGGCCTGTTCAATCTCAAAGACTTCTTGCCCAAGAAGCCCAGCGAAAGCGAACTGCGCATCATCAAGGAAATGTTTGAAGCCAGCGTGGATGGTCGTCCATACGATCCAGATCGTTGGAGCCAGTACTACAAGCCCTGGGGCCTGCAAGTGGCTGGCGCTGGCAATGATGCTGGCAGTGATGAAGATGCTCCACGCCGTGCCAGTGCACCTGTGAGCAAGCCCAGCGCACCTGTGGCAGAGCCGGTGGCCGAGAGTGCCACAACTCCTCCCTGGGAAGCAGAAGAATCTGCCCCTGCACCAGCAGCCAAGGCTGGCGCACCTAGTAGCGACAAGGCACAGGACATTCTAGCAATGATCCGTAGCCGTCAGCAAAACAAGGTAGCGTAACGCTAACGCAGTGGCCCAGTAATCTGGGCCGCTGTGCTTTATAGATGGGAGATAATCATGACATTACCCGACGAAAGATACCGTGCCCTCAAGCAAGGTAAAAAACTATTAGAAGAATTATGTGATCCGGGCAAAACACCCCGTGTGCCCAGTATGGTGCGTGAACGTGCTCGTGGCGCCTTGCGCCATTTCCCCAGTGACTATGAACTGGAACAATTGGCTCGCGCATGTCCGGAATTACTTGACACTGAGCCCTATAGCCCTTATCATACTGGCAAGCATGTAGCAAATAGCAGAGGATAAAATTGAAAAAACCGTTTGACCTAAGTAAGTTTCGCAAAGACATTACCAAGAGTATTGAAGGCCTGAGCATTGGCTTCCACGATCCCACTGATTGGGTCAGCACTGGCAACTACGCACTGAATTACCTTATCAGTGGCGACTTCAAAAAAGGAGTTCCCCTGGGCAAGGTCACAGTGTTTGCTGGTGAGAGTGGATCTGGCAAGAGTTATATTTGTTCAGGTAACATTGTGAAGAACGCACAAGAGCAGGGTATCTTTGTGGTACTCATTGACAGTGAAAATGCGCTGGATGAAACCTGGCTGCATGCACTGGGTGTGGACACTGGTGAAGACAAGCTGCTCAAGCTCAACATGGCCATGATTGACGATGTGGCCAAGACTATTAGTACCTTTATGAAGGACTACAAGGCCATGGCTGAGGATGATCGTCCCAAGGTCCTGTTTGTGATTGATAGTCTGGGCATGTTGATGAGTCCCACTGAAGTCAACCAGTTTGACAGTGGCGACATGAAGGGTGACATGGGCCGCAAAGCCAAGGCACTCAAGGCTCTGGTGACCAATTGTGTGAACATGTTCGGCAGTTGCAATGTGGGCCTGATTGCAACCAATCACACTTACGCCAGCCAGGATCCCTACAACCCTGATCCCAATGTCAGCGGTGGACAAGGCTTTGTGTATGCCAGCAGCATACTGGTGGCCATGAAGAAACTCAAACTCAAAGAGGATGAGGAAGGCAACAAGGTCACTGAAGTGCGCGGCATTCGTGCTGGTTGCAAAATCATGAAAACTCGTTATGCCAAGCCTTTTGAAAATATTGAGGTTCAGATTCCCTACGAAACTGGCATGAATCCCTACAGCGGATTTTTTGACCTGATTGAAAAGAAGGGCATGATCAGCAAAGAAGGCAATCGCTATGTCTACATTGATTTGAACGGCGAAGTTCATAAATACTTCCGCAAAGAGTGGAGCCGTAATGAGAACGGTATTATGGACTTGGTTATGTCTGAGTTCAGCAAACGGGAACAAACTCTGAGCACTGACAATGCGGAGGAAATGGCGGAATGAGTGAGAATACTTTGGCCCTAGTCAACGAAATCTGGAGCATGGTGCGCGAAAGCGTGCCTGCAAACGATTTGCCAGATTTAGCTGAAGGCATGGTAAATGTGTTGCTGGATTATGACTTTGACCTGGACGATATCCGTGCAGAGTTTGAGCGTGATGGTGACGTACTTGGTGCTGTAGACTTTATTGCTGAATACAGTGGTGAAGATGAAGCAGAGTATGTGGAATACGGTGACGAGGATGAAGATGAGGAGTGGTAATACACCCTTACACACATGAATTGGTACACACAAATAACGCAAAATCTGGCCCTGCTGCCAGATTTTGTCGCCTATTACGAAGCAGAATTGAACCAGGCCAGACTAGAGACTGGCATCAAGGGCAACATTGAGCGCAATCTGGCTGGATTGCCAGGTATCACTGAACATCGTTTCAATCAACTACAGGAGATTGAAGCAGTGTTGAATTACCTGAATATCCAGTTGCGCAAGATTCGTAGCACTGCCTTCAAAAAATACCTGGAAAACTACAATCGTGCCCTGACCAGCCGCGATGCTGAAAAGTACACCGAGAGTGAGGCTGATGTGGTTGATATGGAAACACTGGTAAACGAAGTGGCTCTGTTGCGCAATCGCTGGCTGGGAATCATGAAGGGACTGGAAGCCAAGCAGTGGCAACTGGGGCACATTGTGCGCTTGCGTACGGCTGGCATGGAAGATGCTTCAATCTAATAAATACTAGACTGGAGAACAATCTTGGAACCACTGAAAATTAGAAACATCCTAGAAGGACTGGAACAACTGAGTGAGAGTACTGGTCTGGCTGGACGCAAGCCTGGCGACCGCTTTGTTGACCCCGAAACCCAAGATGAATTGATCTTCCAGGATCTAAAGTTCTTCCCAGAAGAAGGCGGCCGCTTCGCTCCTGAGCAGATGGATGCCGCACTAGAGCATATCACTGGGCAACTGACAACGCCCATTCAATGGGAAAACAATCGCAGTCCTCGTGCTGGTGGATTTGCCATTGCTACATTTGCACAAGGTGATAAAACAGTAGCCACTGGCAGATACTTTGAACAAATCAAACCACAGGCCACTGACAACTACATGCCCAATGTTGTGCTGGGTCGTTATAAGTTTGCTGGCAAAAGTGCTGCCAAAGCACAAGCAGGCTTGAGTCCACAAGATTTGCTCACCCAGCAAAACAACCTGACCATTCGTGATATCATGGTTCAGCTGGCTGGCAAACTGGGCACAGACAATCCACTATATCACGTGGCCCACCATATTGCCATGGGCCAAGAACTGCCCATGCAGATCAAGGCCCCTGAAGGTGTTAGTTTTACTGCGTTCCGTGATTACTTTTGTGAAATCTTGCAGCCCATGGCCTTGCAGAAAGGCCTGTACTCTGGCAATGCCGGAGAGGCAGCAGAAATATTTCTGGGTCAAGAGGGCTTTGAGGGCACACTCATCAACTTTGACAGCAGCAAGACCGCTGGCTTGAGTGACAGTATCCTGGAAGGACCAGATGGCAAGAGTATCAAGGTCAGTAGCAAGGGTGGCAGTGGTGCCACAGCCAGTGCCAAGAACCTGTTGAACAGCGTGGAAGAATTACGTGGTACTCCTGCTGGTCAGAAGTTGTTGAAAAAGTATGCTAAAGAAATTGATCTGGTCGCAGAAATCATGAAGGCTGGTCAAGCCGGTGCCCCGCTGTTGCTGGGCGAGAAGTATGGCATCATTGACAGCGAAGAAGCCAACACCATTCGTGAACTCAAGTCTGCCAGGCCAGTGAACATTACAGATGATCGCGCCATGCGAGCACTGGGACTCACACCCAATCTAATCCAGTTGGCTCGTGAACGCGGCACAGAAACACCTGAAAACACCAACCTGTACTATCACCTGATTGCGGCCATTGCACATAAAGCAGTGGTGCATGTGAATGACAAGACCAACTTTGGTGAAGCAGCCAGCAGCATCCTGAACAATGGTGCTCTGGTACAAGTATACACCAAAGCCGCAGAAAAAGGCGGCGTCTGGACCTTACAGGGATTTGAAACCAAATATCCTGGTGAAAGTGTGAGTGGTGTTCAACTGAGCGCCAGTAAAACTTACTACAGCACTGGTATCAAGGGCAACTTCACATTCAAAATCTTGCGTGGTGGGGTCAAGGCTGCTCCAGATGATGATACACCTGAAGTGCCAGCAGCACCAGTGAGCAAACCCCGGAGCATGCGTGAGCCAGGAATTGCCACTAAGCCCAGCGGCCGCGGGCTTGGCGCAGGGCGCGGCCTCAGATAAATACGCCATGCAGATCAGAGAAATCATTACTGAAGCTGGCGGCTATCAACTTCCACCTTCGTATTACTATGAAATACCAGCCTGGCTCACCAAGCCCTTGTTTCTAAGCAAAATACCAAGTGTTGCACAACAGCATGGCTGGGTTTCAGTAAGACCCAACGGCAATCTATACAAAATACTGGTTCAGGCTACACTAAAACGCATAAACGAGAATAGATATACTGAACGGCGCCCCCAGGTCAATTTAGCCACAGACCTATTGTATTTTAAGCCAGAAAAATCACCGGGTACAAAAATTCAAGAGCTACAGGAACCTCTGGGGGATTTGAGCGCGGCCCAGCAAACCATAAATCGTATTCAATCACAGGCCCGAGCACAGACACAAGAAGAACCTGCCAAAGGAGAGTGGTATGTATGTGTAGATGTTGCCTCGGCATCTCATTACAACTTTCCAGTCTATTTTGATTCCAGTAGCAACACCTATGTTGCACCAGGCAGTCCGGGTTTCAGTGGGCGTTACTGGAATCCGAAGCCGCCCTTTAATACAAGCTTTGGCGGAACACTAAACACGCTGTCAGAAGATTTTGCCAAATTCACAAAGTTTAAATAAAATTTGACATAAATTCCAGACCGTGTTATAGTTGGGTTTCTGCGACAGGAGACCACAATGTCACGCTATCAAGCCAGTTTCTTTCAAGGCCTGTTCAATTTTTGGGCAGTAGTTGATACTGTAGAAAAAACCATCGTTCAGACATTCACTGGCGACCTGCAGGATGCCTATGAAAGCGCCAGCATTGAAGCCATGTTCCTGAACCATCAGATGCCCGATGTGGGATGTGAGTTTGATACCAAAATTTGACAATAAATACAAACCCTGTTATACTCTGGTTATTGATTGATAGGAGCAAGTATGTCTGGATTCGTTGATGTTGGTGGTATGACCCTGGCCGATGTAAAGCGTATGGGTCACACTGATGAACTGGGCCCTGGTGACCAGGGTTACCGTCGCCCTGCCCGTCAGGCACCAGTCACCGTGCCCACTGACCTGGCCTTCACTGCCGCCATCACGGCCTATCGCATGCAGGGCCAGCGATACAACAAGAATACCCTGAGTTATGATGAGCAGGGCCAGCCTGTGACCAACCGTACCAATCGTGAAATCGCGGCTGAAGTACTGACCAATCAAGGCCTGATTACGGAACAAGACCGTGAGCAGGCGGTGGAAATGCGCCGCTACTACCAGGGTCTCCAGTTCAAGATTCTGGCTGGCAAGGTGCTGGGCGATATTGATGCCAAGGCACTGGCCTACGCCAGCGGTGACACTGTTACTGACCGTGACCTGGGCCTGATCTGCTACCTGCCCGACGGCTACGCTCGTGCCCAGAAGCGTCAGAGCATTGATGAGCGGATTGCCGATGCTCGTGGTGGTTTTGTGGGCGCAGTGGGCACCAAGGTTCAGTGCACCATTGAGGTCCTGCGTAGCAACTACAGCCAGCAATGGGGTTGCTATTTCATTACTGCCATCACGGACAAAGACCAGCCGTTGTTTTTCTCCAATCGGCGTGACATGAAGGCTGGTAGCACTGTGCGTGTTCAGGGCAATGTCAAGGCTCACCGCGACAACCAGACCCAGCTGAACTATGTGAAAATCGTGTAATCCAGAATTTGACAAATAATCGGTTTGGGCATATAATAGAGTCTTAGACAGTTAGATAACGGAACGAAAATGATCAACGAGCAAAAAGTCCTGGAAGTTGTAAAGTCTGTAACCGACACTGGTGCTTATTTTTTCAACGGCACATTGTTCCTTGAGACCGAAGATTCTAAAATCGCCGTTGACGTTTTCAACGCATTGTGGGAACAGGTGACTGCCGCTATCGCATTCGGCCGGTGCGGTCAGAGTGAAACCTCTTACGATTTTCTGTGATCCAGGAATTTGACAATAATTCCGGTTTCGCATATAATAGTGTCTTACACAGTCAGATAGGAGATAACGCAATGGATCAGGTTCGCATCATTCGTGGTTCTTTCAAGGGTCAGTCCGTAGAGGGCACCACGTTCCGTATGCTCCAGCCCGTTCAAACCAACCGCAAAGGTGCCTTCATTGTGGTCCGTAACGAGGGCCAGGTTGAGGGTGGTAAAACAATCCGTATTAGCGTAGACAGCATGAATGATTTTGAATACATCGGTGGCCGTGCCCAGGCAGTGGCCGACACCATCAACTTCGGCACCCAGCCTGCGGCCAAGGCTGAACCTGTGAGCACCGAAACGGACGAGCAGGCCATGGAC